GATACACTTTGGGAGGATTCTTTTGATGACTGTTGATCTTATAGATCATATGGGAGATGATCTTACTGTGGTCAACGCAGCACGGGTCAGCTTCGACAAAGAATCTGAGTGGGAGGGCATACCCTTTGCCGGTGAGATGGAGGGGGTACTTCAGGATAAAGATATTAAACTAATAAACTATCTTGCCAAGCACAATCATTGGACACCCTTTGCCCACTGCTCAGCACAGTTCAGGATCAGGGCACCTGTCTTTGTGGCACGTCAGCTGATCAAACATCAGGTAGGTCTTGTCTGGAATGAGGTAAGCCGTCGCTATGTGGACAGTGAGCCTGAGTTCTGGAAGCCTGATATGTGGCGAGCCACGGCCTCAGATAAAAAACAGGGGTCAAGTTCTGAGGGTATAGCATCACAACATCTGGCCGATGATATGCTTAAGTATGCACACCACCATGCACTGGAGGTATATAAAAATCTACTGGATTTTGGGGTGTGTCCTGAGCAGGCACGGGCAGTGTTGCCACAGAGTATGTTGACAGAGTGGTACTGGTCTGGTACAATGGCGGCGTTTGCAAGGGTATGTAAGCTTCGCAACAAGCCTGATGCCCAGCTTGAGACACAACACGTTGCCAAAGAAATAGAGGATCATATGTTAAAACTTTTCCCGGTATCTTGGGCAGCACTATGTGGCAGTTAATTCTGAAGAAGGAATATTCTGATGTGGTTATTAAACAATTTACTACAAAGAAGGAGGCAGAAGAAGAAATCAAAAACAGAGCCGGTCTCACACGACATCTTGGAGAAGACCCTGCTAAACTTTATAAAATTGAAAGAGTCTGAAGTTATGAATGTCCTACTGGAAATATATAGTACAAAAGAAAACCAAGCTCTACAGCTAGGATTTAAAGAGCCTTGGATTAATATGGAAAGGGTAGATAAAATTGAATCTCTTATTCTAATAGAAAAGGATATAGTCTCTCTTAGAAAAAAACTCTGCAATGAATACATGCAGATGAGTAAGGGTAAGCTGTAATATTAATTAATATGGATATGCAAATGCAGGAAACACAATCTTCCACAAAGGGACCATGTGATAAGTGTGGTTCAAAAGATAATAAAGCAACTTATGAAGATGGTCATACTTACTGCTATGGATGTAAAACACGTACACATGGAGATGAAATGAAAACTCAGTATTATAACACGCCCAAAGAAAGAACCCCATCATCAGTAATTCCCCTGAACCAACAAACCCAAGACAAGTCTTCCTTTGTATTTTCTGATATACCTGACCGCAAGCTGACCATGAATACGTGTAAGAAGTATGGTGTTATGGTTGCCAAGGAAGGCTCAATTATTAGCCAGCATATGTACAAGTATCATGACGTTAGTGGAAACCATGTGGCTTCCAAGTTCCGGCGGACCAATGACAAGCAGTTCTGGTCAGAGGGACCGCTCTCGGACTGCGGCCTCTTTGGGCAGAATATTTTCAATCAGGGTGGTAAGTATATTACTGTCTGCGAGGGCGAACTGGATGCAATGAGTGCTTACGAATTGATGGGGTCAAAGTGGCCCTCAGTTTCGCTGAAGAATGGTGCAGCATCAGCCGTTAAGAATTGCAAGCAGTCTCTTTCCTATCTGAGTAAGTTCGATACGATAGTATTATGCTTCGACAACGACAAGCCGGGTCGTGATGCAGCACAGGAAGTTGCTAAATTGTTTGAGCCAAACAAGTGTAAGGTCATGGACCTTGATCTTAAGGATGCTAATGAATATCTTAAGACGGGTCAGCGTGAGAAGTTCACCCAAGCATGGTGGAACTCACGTACCTATACCCCGGCAGGTATCATCAACCTTGCTGACCTTGGGGCATCCCTGTATGATGAGACAGTATCTCAGACATGTCCCTATCCGTGGTCGGGCCTGAATGAGAAGACCTATGGTATGAGGACAGGGGAGCTTGTCACGTTCACCTCCGGTGCCGGGATGGGCAAGAGCAGTGTCATGCGTGAGCTTATGCATCATATCATGAAGAATACTCAGGATAATATCGGTGTGCTGGCTCTGGAAGAGAACACCCGTAACACCGCATTTAATATCATGAGTGTCGAGGCCAACGCAAGGCTCTATATCAATGAGATCCGCAAGCAGTACACGCAGTCACAGTTGGATGAGTGGCAGAGCAATACCATTGGCAGTGGCAGGTTCTTTGCCTTTGATCATTTTGGTAGCATGGCTAACGATGAAATCCTTAGCAGGATCAGGTACATGGCAAAAGCACTTGACTGTAAGTGGGTCTTTCTGGATCATCTTTCTATCCTTGTGTCTGGACAGGAAGACAATGGTGATGAGCGGAAGTCTATTGATATCCTGATGACCAAGCTTCGGCAGCTTGTGGAAGAAACAGACATTGCTCTTCTGCTGGTCAGCCATCTGCGACGGCCATCAGGTGACAATGGTCATGAGAATGGCAGGGAAGTTACCCTGTCGCATCTGCGTGGCTCTGCATCTATTGCACACCTGTCTGATAGTGTGATAGCCTTGGAGCGTAACCAACAGGCAGACGACCCCATGGAAGCCAACACCACCACCATCCGTGTCCTTAAGAACAGGTACACCGGAGACACAGGAGTTGCAACCCACCTGCACTATGATAATGTTACTGGTCGCATGACACAGATTGACAATCCCTTTATGGAGGAAGATAATGACTGAGGTACGTAAGAAGTTTGATAAAACATTATATGATATTGCGGATAAGGCAGCAAAAGAAGCTATGATTGGATGGCTCCGATCCAAGGATCATACCTCTATAACTTCTGATGAGACAACTTACTTTGATATTGTATCCACAGTAGGTCCGGGCCTGCCCCGACACCTCTATGAGGTTGAGGTTAAGTATTCTTGGAAGGATAAGAAGTGGCCTGATAGTTGGGAGGAGTTGCGTATCCCACACAGAAAGAAGAGACTGCTTGACAAGTGGAAGGCCGAATGTTATAATGATCTCCTAACTTTTGTTGTCTTCAACCATGACTGTACTATGGCATGGCATGTTGATGGTAATACATTATTTGACTGTGAGGTTAAGGAGGCATCCAATTATAAGATAAGGAAGGGCGAGAAATTCTTTCACATTCCTGTTGAAGACGCATACATGGTGGACATGACATATGAGAGCGATAGTTGATATTGAGACAGACGCTATTAATGCAACCAAGATACACTGTATCGTAGCAAGGAGTGCAGACACAGGACAGACAAGACATTGGATAGGAGATCAGTGTGAAGAGTTCAGGGAGTGGTCGAAGAAAATAGATACCTTTATTATGCATAATGGTATCAGCTTCGACGCTCCCATTCTTAATAGGCTTACCGGTTCTGATATTAAATTAGAACAGATAGAAGATACTCTTGTCAGATCACAACTATATAATCCTGTACGTGATGGGGGACATTCCCTTGGGTCGTGGGGAGAATTTCTGGGACATAAGAAGGGAGACTATAAGGACTTTACCACATTCAACAAAGAGATGCTGAAGTACTGTTACACCGACACTTATATTACCATGAAGGTTGATGCTTATCTGAAAGATGAGGGTAAGAAGTTTTCATCTAGGTCTTATGAACTGGAACGCAGTGTGCGACGTATAGTTGATAAGCAGCAGGATAATGGTTTTGCTTTTAACCTAGCCGGTGGAATGATACTGGAGGCTAAGCTTCTGGATGAACTCTACGGCCTTGAGGAAGAGGCTGATAAAATGTTCCCGCCTACTATTCTGGAGCTTAAGACAAAGACTAAGGAGATACCTTTTAATATAGCAAGTCGTAAGCAGATAGCTGAACGACTGATGGAGAAGGGGTGGAAGCCCAAGAAGAAAACCGATAAGGGTAATGTGATTGTCAATGAAGCAGTGCTGGATAAAATTAATATGCCAGAGGCGAAGATGTTCTCCCGTTACTTCCTGTTGCAGAAACGTACCGGCCTGCTGAAGGCATGGATACAGGCATGCAGCGAACAGGACAGGGTACATGGCAGGGTGATGACACTGAAGACCATCACTGGCAGGATGGCGCATCATAGTCCCAACATGGCTCAGGTTCCGGCAGTGTACAGTCCCTATGGTAAAGAGTGCAGGGAACTCTGGACTGTATCAAACACTGATACCCATCAGCTAGTCGGTACTGATGCCAGTGGTCTTGAACTTAGATGTCTTGCTCACTACATGAACGATG